CACCGCGCTTTCGCGCTTGTCGGTCGCGACACTTTGGAACAGCCGCGCGCTTACCTTCTTGGGCGGTTCGCCCGGTAGCGACGGGTTCTTCCCGTCTGCGTTGCCCCGGTTGATAGACCGCTGCACCTGCCCTTTGAGGTAGAGCATCGCGCGATTCATATTTTTGCCGATCTTGGCGCGCAGTTCGCGGGCCACCGCGTCGCCGTTCCACGTCACCTTCATGAGGGCAGCCTCTCTTCGCAGGCGCACTCCTTGCGCCGCCCGGTGCTGGTGATCCGCACCGCCTGCACCTCTGCAATGCGGCCTTGGTATCGCACCTGATCGCCGCCCTTGATGTCGGTCGCGGAATCGGTCGAGAACCGCAGGCTGATAATCCCGCGCTGCTTGTCGCCCGCCATCACCTCAGCCCCTGACAGCGGGGATAGCCGCCCCGTGACGGCGCTGGATAGCGCGAACGCCTCGACCCAGCCGCCTTGACCGTCGCTTGTGCGCGCGGGGCGCCAAACCTCGAATCCAGGGTAAAACATGCCGCTCACAGCACCCTCACATAGCTGGAAATGATCGCCATAGCCGACGCAGGAACGCCCGTTGGCGAGTTGTAGCTGACGGCATAGTCGCCGTCCTTCTCGCTGGTCTTGCCGCCCTGCTGGCCAAGCGTAGCCGCAACCATGTCGGCAATCGCCAGCAGCAGATCGCCCGGAACAGTCGCATAACCAGCCGTGAACGTCACGCGCCAGCGCGGGCGGATCGCGCCCGGCCCGACGCCAAGCGGGTCAAGGAACGGCCCCGGCGCCCGCGCGCCGCTCCACGTCTGGCCAAAGGGGAGCCGCCGCAGCAGCCCCAAGGCGGCGTCCAACTCATACCCGCCCGCGTCAACAGCCCCGCCGCCCGCAAGGTCTTCAACGCCCACAATGGCGACTACGGGATGCGCCCGCAGCGCCAATGTCGCGAAGCCGCCGGGGTGATCCTCGACCTCTTCGCCAACGCCAAATCTGACACCCGTCATGCTGGTGATTACCGCCTGCGCGCCCGCGATTACAGCCGCAAGCCGCGCGTCTTGGTCAGTGCCCGACACGCCCAAGATCGCCTTGACATCATCGAGCGTCGCCATGCGCTACTCCCGGAGTTTGCGAGGGCGCCCGCGTCGCGCAGGCTTGATGACCGGCGCTTCGCTTGGCTTGTCGGTGTGCACATCATCAAGCGCCACGATAGCAGCGCCGCCGCGCACTAGCGCCCGCTCGTCATATACAGACAGCGTAAGGCGCGCCCCGGGCGGGTTGCCCGCCCAAGGGCTTGTCAGGATGACGGCCATCGTCAGTTGATCTTGGCCGTCGCAGGCTCGCGCATCGCGCCGCCCAGAACGTAAACCGCCGAGAACGCCGCCGTGTCAGTATTCGCGCGGCTCAGGTTCGGCGTAAGCTGGACGCGGATAAAGCCCCGCGACTGCGATACGTCGAAGTCCAGTTCCACGACGCCCGTCCCGCCGGTGACCGCGCCGGTAGCGACAACCGTCGCGGCAACAGCATTGCCGAAATCAGCCGCGCCGGTGCCGCCGATAGCCGTGGCGTCCTGGAGGTTCGCGGCGAACGTCAGCGTCTCACTCGCCGCCAGCGTGGTCGTGTAGGGCGCAAGCACCTTGATGCTCTCAAAGTCGGTCACGTCGATCCACGCGCCGTTCGCCTCGGTCGCATCGCCCGCGCCGCCCGCCGTGGCGGTGGTGTTCGCCAGCGCAAAGCGCGCCGTCAGGCAAGAGCCGATGTCGTGCATTTTCGCCTTCATGGCGTTTCTCCTATGTCAGGGGTGAAGCGGGGGCGCTAAGCCCCCGCCCAGAGGTTACGCCAGAGTGCCGTAGTTGACGGCGGTCTTGACGGCCCACGAAGCCCCGCGCCGCAGCGCGATGTCATGGCCCATCGTCACTTTCATGACGGTCATGTCGTTCGAGAACGCCGACCGCAGGGTGCCGGTCTCGTCCACATACGCGGCTTCTTCCGACATGGTCATCCGCATATTGTCGGACTCGCCAATGATGATGTCGGTCGCTTCACCGAACGCGATCACACCGGCGGGGACGTTGTTCGACGAACCGTAGCGGTAGCGGCCCACACGCTGACCAGCCTCCATTTCGGGATAAGCCTTGATGTCGCCGCTGCGCAGCTTCATCAAATCTTCCTCGATGTCGGTGGTCATGATATAAGCGCCGTTCTGGACGATCACGTTCGCCCCGCGCACCTGCTTGCGCATGGCGGCAAGGTCCTCGTCGATCTTCTGGAGCGTCACGCCCGACGAAGTTCCCACCGTCTTGTGCGACGCCAGCACCTGATTGAGGATGCCCTTCGGGCGGCCCTCGTTGCCGTCGCCGTTGATAAAGTATTCGTCCTCGGCCTGCGCAATCGATCGGATCAAATCGCGCTCGATCTCCGCCATGGCGCGCGTTCCCGCCGACCGCATAAGCTGGTTCGAGACCGGGATGATCGCGATTAGCAGCTTTTCGGTCAGGACGAACTTGCCCGTGGTCACGCCGGTCGCAGGCTTGGGCTGGCCTTCGCCGCGATACGACGCGGTTGCGCCGGTCAGCAGGCCGGAGATATCCAGCGTGCCGCGCTCCATGGGGAGAATGACCGGGTTGAGCGACCGCACCACGGAAACAGGCCGCAGCACGTCGAAGAACTCCGTCGAAAGCTCAGACGGAACCAACGAGCCGCCCGCGTCGAAGTCGGTGGACAGCATCGCCTTGGCGGTGAACGTGTCGCCCGCCTTCTCGGCGATCTTTGCCGCCCGCTCCGGATCGCCCTTGCCCAGCGCCAGGAAGCCCAGCCGGGCCGCCATCTTCGCCGCCGCGCCGCGCTTGTCGGTCACGGGGTCAGCGCCGCGATTGATCGCGGGGGCTTTCAGCTTCTCGCCGTTGTCGGTGACGGGTTTCGCCATCGCGCCCGCGACAGCCGTCTTTGCAGCCTCGCCGATAAGCTCGGCGAGTTTCTCCATCGTCATTTCCATGACGGTCCCCTTTCTATTTAATGGGGGTTTCAGCGCACTCGCCCCGCCGCACGGCGGAACTCGGTTTCGACGGCGCGGGCGACCATTTCGCCCAACTTGCCGACGATTTCGGGGGTCAGCTTCACCGTATCCGGCCTAGCCTCCACGATCTTCACAACATCGGCGCGCGGCGCAGGTGACTTGTCCACTGCGTCTTCGCGCTCAGCCGCCACCAGCACCGCGTCGATTGCGTCGCGGGCCGCGCGAAGCAACTCGGCGTTGCCCTTTGACAGCACCCGCCCGGCCTTGGCCTGCGCTTCGGGCGCCGCCGCCTCAACAGCGGGCGTCGGATCGCCCGGCAATTCCGGCGCAACGTCCGGTTCGACAACGGCCTGCGGCGGCGCCTCATGCGTGTGGCCGTCCGTGTCGCCGATGGTCACGACGCCATCCTCACCCACGATAACCGCGTGAACGTGCGGCGGATCGCCCGCCTCGGTCGTCTGCGTATCGCCCGCCGTAAATTCGTGCGTGTGAAGCGGCTCGCCGCCCTCGCCGGTCGTAAACACCTCGCCCGATGTTTCGCCGTCATCCGCCGGGCCAGCGTCGGGCGGCAGGTCGTCCATTTTCGCTTCCGGGGTCTGGTCCTCGTTCACGGCGTTCTCCTTTGCCCGCGCAGCCTCCAGCGCCTTCTCGTTTCGCTTGCGTGTCTCGGCCTGGACGGCGGAATGAACCGAACCGGTAAGCCGGATATACTGCGCGCTCAGTTCCTTGCGGAAATCAGGCGCGGCGCCCTCGTCCAGCGATTTCTCCAGCCATTGTTCATAAGGCAGCATGTTGACCTTGGCCGACTTTGCCGACACCAGCGCCTCAGGATTCGCCGGAACAGGGACGGCGGAAAACTCCCACAACTCTTGATCGCTGATCCGGTATCCCCGCACGCCGCCATCCTCAAACGGCTCAGCGGAAATCGGCATGAACCCCGCCGAAACCGCGTTGAGATACCCGCCCGCGTAGAGGCGAAACACCGTGTCGCCGAATGCGTAGGTCTCCGCGTCCGTGAACTGCGCCACCGCCATCAACGCGCCGTCGCGAACCTCCACGCTCAGCGCCTTTGCAACCGGCGGCTGCCCCGCGTCATGCGCCCAGAGGACCACCGGATTGCGCATATATTGCTCAGTCCGCCAGCCGCCCGGCTCGATAATGTCCCCGTCGCGATCCCGCGCCGCAGTGGAAACGACAAACTCGATGGTGCGCGCGGCCTCGTCCACCGCCTTGCGCTTGGGAACGAGGAACTTTCGCACCCCGCCAACGCCGCGCCATGCGCTGCGGTCCACGATATCCGTCACCATGCCACCATGATCCCCGTCGCTGTCGTCCCCGTCGCCCAGATACGAGCGGCGCGGATCGGGTGAGGGACGCCCGCCGCAAGCGCCGGGGTCGTCACCGTCTGCCCCCCGAGCGTCGTAACGCGCAGCGCCCCGCCAACGCCCAGCCAAATCGCGCGGCTGACAAACGCCAGATCAGCCGCGTCGCTCGGCGTCACGATTGCAAGGTTGCTGACAGGGCTTTCAAGCCCCGTGCCCTTGCCCCGGCTGTCGTCAATCGCTGGCATCTCTTATCCCTCCAGTGCCGCAGCAATGCGTTCTGACAGCGCCGCGAAGTCGCGCACCAGCGCCGCCTCCAGCGCCCGTTCATGACTGGCGCGCCCGCCCTCGATTTTAAGCCATGCCGCCTTGCGCTTGGCGCCGGTTATCTCGCTGGGGAACTTAGGCAAAACGGCGCATCGGCAGTTATGAATGACGATGCCCTGTGCTACCATAGCGCCCGAAACCGTTTGAAAGTCATACACATGACCAGAAAACGCCCCGCGCTTGACCTTGACGATGCGATCCGCAGATACGAGGCTGGCGAGAGCGAATTGGGCGTCGCCACCCAACTCGGCCTCCAGCGGTCCACCGTCTCGCGCGCACTTCGCGATGCTGGCGTGCCCCGTCGCAGTCAGTCCGACGCGGAACGGCTCAAGTGGAGCCGAATGGACGCCGCCACCCGCGCCCGGCAATACGAGGCCGCTCACGCCGCTGCGGTCGGGCGCATCGTTGGCGAGGTCGAGGCGATCCGCAGGGCACTCGCCCAGAGCCGCCGCACCAGCCCCTCGGAATCTGACATCGCGACCGCTTTGCGCGAGCGCGGCGCCGAGGTTTTCGAGCAAATGCCTGTCGGTCGATACAATCTCGACCTCGCCATCATGCACGCCCGCCCCGTCGCCGTCGAAGTCTTCGACACGACAATTAGCGGACATGCTAAGACTACCGCCGCCCAGCGCCTCAAAGACATCAGCGGCGCAGGCTTCGCTTGCATCTACGTCCTCACCTACCTTGCGCCCGGCGTGCTGCGTGTCAGCGATGTCGCGGATCGCATACTGTCCTTCGCGCAAGCGGTGAGCGGGGACAAAGCCGCTGAGGGTCAATACGGGGTGATTGGGTGTGACGGTAAGCCGCGCACCACTCGCCGTCTCAATCTCGATCACTTCCCCCGCGTAGAGGGATTTT